AAAGGAGAATAATTATGTATGGTAAGTCAAAAGGTAAAAGTAAGCTAACAGCTAGGCAAAAAACTCTGCCTAAGTTTTTACAAAACAAAATTAAAAAATCTAAAAAGAAGAAGAAGTAATGAAAAAAGGTTATCACAAAACTAAATCTGGTAAGATCGCTAAGAAAGGTCTTTACTATAACATCAACCAGAAAAAAAAATCTGGTACTTCAAAAAGCAAAGCTAAAAGTACAATTACTAAAAAGGCATATAAGAATATGCTATCTGGGTTTAAGAAATAAGTTTCTCAAACTCTTGCCACAACGATTGTTCTGGAGACCAGAATCTTTTTTGGTCTCTTTTCATTTCTATTGAGTGCAATACTGTGGTATGATCTTGTCCAAAATATCTACCAATATCTGTAAGGTTCATACGATACTTTTCAAATAATATATTGTGTATTACATTTCTTGCTCTAACAATATCTGTGGTTCTACTTTTTTTCATTAAAGTTTCTTTATGTACTTCAAAATGTATGCAAACTTTATTAATCACACTTTGTACATCTGATGGTTTTGGTTTTGTAACAGTGTAACCTACAATTTTTTTTACATTACTATCTTTGATTGGTTCTTTTTGTAAAATGTTTACAGCATGTAAAAAACCTTCCGAGAACCCTACCTCATATAATCTTTCTTCTTGGCTCGTAAGAAGGTAAAATGCTTTCTTAACTTTGTATATAAAATTGTTTTCGTTTATTTGTTTTATGTGTTGATTATAATGTTTGCTTACATTTATGGTCATAGATCCCCCTCGTGTTCCTTCAGTTTTTTTAATAATAAAATTAATAACTATTTACTAGCCATTAATCTTTCTTTTGTCTGCTCTATCTGCCAAAGTAATTTATAAGAATCTTGTTGATACTTATTTACTTTAACTTTTGCTTCCAGATACTTCTCGTGTTTTCTCGCTTGAAGATCCTTTAGCTTTTGCAGACGCAACCGGACTTGTTCCATCTTGCTCCTTTTTTACTGTTGTAAAATCAATCCTTAAATTATCAATTTTACATTCTACAAGTTCTCCATTATTGGACACATTTGCAGCTTTCTCCACATCATCAAAGAGTTCTGTCATAGTAAAATGACAATCTCCATTAATAATTCTCTTATACTTACTCATTTTTATCCTTTTTGGCAACCTCTTTTTTGTGTATCTCTCTAGTCATTTTATTGTAGACACTCAAATCTAAATAGTTATCTGCCTTAAAATTTTTTGTTGATCTGTATAGTTTTAATCCCATCATTAATTGACCTACTTGGTGCGGTTTTATTCGTTTTTTTAAATTATCAAACAGTATCAGTGTAAACATTTCTGCTAATAAAACAAAGTTTTCTTGGTAGTTACCATAATCTTTTTGTCGATCATCAATAACTTTTTTTTCAATCTCTTGATCTAAATCTGTTATTTTTTTATCCATAAATATATTGAGGTGTCTTGGAGGGGAAAACTACCGAAAGGGAACTAGAAAGAAAAACCCCTCCAAAACTAAATATAAGTTACTTAAAACTTATATGATTGTTTATTACCATAATTGGGTTTACTTTGAAACCCTTTATTAGGAGTTGCTGATGGTTTATCTTCGTTGGCAGTAGGTGGTGTCATCTTGATTGTAATCCCAACAACATTGCCTTGCTCATCCTTATCATCCCATCCAGCTTGATTGTGCCAAATGTCTCCTATCTTTACACCTATGGTCCATTTCTTACCCTCTGGTGCTTTTAGGTTTGGCGGTGCTACCCAATCCGGTTGGTTCTCCGCATTTTTGTTTTGGTTTCTTACCAAGTTACACCATACTACATCTTCACTCATGTTTGCTCCTTTGTTATTGTCAGCTTTTACTGACCATTATTTAATTGAAATTCACGAGTTTCAGCAATATCTGAAATTTGTCTGTATGCTCGTAAATTGTTTCTTAATAGATACTCAACACTTGCTCTATGCTTTTCTTTAGCAATGTTAAAACCTTTTATAGTTTCAGCATTTTTAAGTTCATGTTTTATATCTTCTACATCTATACTATCATCAGCATAGGTAGGTTCTTCTACAGATTGCTCTGGAGAATCTTGTTCAAATGGTTTGGCTTCATAGCCATCCTCATCTTTAATTCCTGTTTTAAGATTTAATAAATTTAAGAACGCATACTTTCTTGAGTATGACATGGCATTGCCGGTTCCAAACTTATCGAGATTGCCAAATGCTGAACAACCATCAACAAGTATATGTTGGGTTGGATCATCAATGTCATAAACTCTCATAGTACATACGACCATTACTTGTTTTATATTAGGTACAATCTCTGTCAGATAATTACAGGTCGCATACAAACCATTATCTAATAATGCTTGTGTAGCTACTTCTTGAACTTTGTCGTGCAAAAGTGGGTTGAAGTGCATCCCATTTGCTTTCGTGCCTTTCTTGACAGACCCTGCACTTAAACAGGCATCATGTAGTTTTTGATATATATTTTTTTTATTCATGTTTTATTCCCCATAGGTTAGTTATTAGTTTTTCTTGTTCTGGTGCTAAATCCTTATAATAAAAAGGATGATACATATCTGGTGGCTCACACATTTGTGCAAGTTCAGATAAATTACCTTTACAAAACATAATCATTCGTTCCCATAAAAGTATTTTCTCAACCATTTTAAAGTAAAGATATTCCAGATGGTCTTTCTTCATTAGTTCATGCGATTGATCAAAAGTAATATGCTCTTTGTCATTTACATAAATTAAATATGGTATCTTCTTTGTACACATATAATAAAATGAAGTTTGTGTAAGGTTATCTGTGGTAGGTTCAGTGGGTAAGGCTTGACTACTCATTGTCCACTCTTCCTTGTTCTTAACCTTTCTAATATTAGGTGGTTTAGTTTTAAGTTCTATAAATTTTGTTTTAGTTTCATAGTCTACTCTGCCGGTAATAGGTTTAATCATTGTCATTTCTTTGTGCTTGACATATTGCTCACAAACTAATTTTTCATCACCAACTAAATCTTGCACAACCTTTTTAGTTACCCCAATACAATCATGTGCATACGAGAGCATTTCTTTTCTAGCGAACTCATCTTTAGCATCTACCGGTGGTTTTTGTTTTATAATATCTAACTCGCTATCAAAACATTTTTGATAATCTCTATCCCATTTTGTTTCTTTAATTGTTTTTGATTTGTAAATTACATCTGCAATTAATTTTTGTACTGTGTTATTAACTAGATTGCCGAATGATGGTTTGTATCTCCATAACCATGATCTTCTAATCTTTTCTAAAAAAGAATAACTGATTAAATTTTTAGCAAAGGGTGTTGATGTACTAGAATAAGACCAATGATCTAATCCCTCTCCACCATTAAATATTGCAAACGCTTCAGCTATTAGCTGTTCTTGTGTTTTTTCTTTAAGTTTCATAAGTTCCTTTTTTTCAAATCTTTATACACTAAATTTTTTTATTGTAAAGCTATAAATATAATATATATACCTCTATATCAGATCAATTAGGAAAGGAATTATGACACTTGAAGAGTATAGAAAAAAAAAGAAACTATCCTATTATGTCTTTGGACAAATGCTAGGACTTAATGGACAAAATCCGGGTACAAGCGTAAATCGTTGGTGCTTGACAGCTAAAGTTAAAAGGTTTCCAGATCCAGAAATGGTAAAGAAAATTTTAGAAGTAACTAATAATGAAGTAACCATAGAGGATCTTTACAGTGCGTGGTACGAAAAAGTTTAAATATAAAAGAGTAAAAATTATTTGGCTGGATATATTAAATGATAATTCTTGGTTTGATAGTTTTGATGATGTTGATAAAATGACTTATGCTTGGTGTCAAGATACCGGTTATTTGTATTCTAAAGATGCAAAGATGGTTAAGATATTTACATCTTACTCTCAAGATGGTGATAAAATTACAATAGGTAATGTTACTGTATTTCCTAGATCAATAGTTAAAAAGATTGAGGTATTAAAATGACCTATGAAGGTATGTTTGATGAGGTCGAGTGTAAGCATGAACTAAAAAGAGCCAAGAAATATATTGAGAAACAAGCTAGTATAATTTTTGCACTTGAAAAAGAGATAGAAGAAAAGAATAACGAGATTATAATAATAAAAGGTAAACTGAAAGATCAAAAATAATATGAATAAATTTCTTTTAATAAGAAAAGAAAATTGCAAAAATTGTAATAAAATTTATGTGCCTAAATCTAATAATTCAAAACATTGTTCTAGTAGTTGTAAATATAAATTTTACAGAAAAGGTAAAACTTACAAAAAAAAATATAAAGAATATATTATAAGTGAATCATTTAAAAATTCACAAAACAAGTATAAGTCATCCGAACATGGTTCTAAAAAATTAAAAGAAATAAGAAAAAAATATCAACCTATTGCAAATTTTAAAGCTAGAACAATTTATAGCAAAACAGACAAAGGAAAAAGATTAGCAAATTATCATTGTGCTTTAAGATATAGTAGAAAAAAACAAAGAATACCTAAATGGATAAATGAAGAAGAAAAAAATAAAATTAAATTATTTTATTTTAATAGACCAAATGGGTATGAAGTAGATCATATTATACCCTTATGTGGTAAAAATGTTTCTGGTCTACATACTTTTAATAATTTACAATATTTAACCTCTGAAGAAAACAGATCAAAAAATAATAAATTTGAAATAAAAAATGGCTAGATGGACTTATGCTTTCAGCAATGGAAGTTATAACGATTGGCACAGAAAATACGAAAATGTGGCAATGATCGATATTGATAGTGTTGAGGTTTGTCCTCGTTGCTACGAACCTTTGGCTATATTGGAGACTTGCTACGATAAATCACAAAAATTTAAGGCTACAACCCTTGCAAAGATAGTCGCTAGTCGCTTAAATATACCCTGCTTTTTGGTATTCTATAAGAATTTGACCGACACCACCCTAACCTTTAGGATCAAGCGTATAACTAGCTCTCCGACAGAGTTTGAGTTGATGAATGAGGATCAATGGGTGTCCATCTTGCTAGACCTCCAACACAATCATAGGAAAGTGTGCGTACATGAACAATAGTCGTGCTTTTTTACATATAACTTATAAATTATATGGTCATTTGGATAAATTAAGCGGTACTAAAAAATCTAACTGTATCAACTGCTACTTGTCTCTTATGAAACATGCTTGGAAGAAGAATAACTATGAGTGTGGCTTGAGGTATTCAACTGTAGCTAAAGAAACTAAATTATCTAGGATAACTGTTAGAAGAACTTTAGATACTTTGGAAAAACTTAACGTCATATCCACTGTTCGAGGTAGGTCTGGTAAAACCTATAAGATTAATCAGCTATTTATTAAGTCAGAATCAGATGGATCAATTTTATACACTAATAATAATAAGATGTATAAAAAAGATCACTCACATGTATATAAAAGATCAGTATTAGTAGAAGACATTAATACAGTATATAAAGGAAATAACATAGATACAATTATAAGAGATAATAGGAATGATAAAGATAGTTTAATACTAAACTTATCAAAGCTCCCCCTGTCAGAACTTAAATCAGATACTAAAAATCCATACTATATAAAGTTAGCTATTGAGAAAAAAGCTGAACTAGATCGTGAAAGTAAGGCTACCTATGTACATCCTCAAAAAATAATTAATGAATTAACCAAGATTAGTAAGAATAGT